TTTTCGACCCTGCCGAGGTCTAGCCGTAGTTAACCCAAGAAAAAGTTAGTCGTCCCAATCTTCCAGAACGTCTGCTATGTTAGCTTTTCCTTTTTTCGGAGCGGCTGATTTTTTAACAGCCTTTTTAGGCTCTTCTACTACTTCCTCTTCCTCTCCGAAATCGATCTCATCAGAGTTGTCAGAGGCAGTAGAAGTGTTGTCACTCACTACGCTGAAAGGATTTTCATCACCACCAAAGGTAAATCCATCCTGTTCTTCAAACGGTGAGCGTTCTTGCATAGGTACAAACTTAATAACCTGTACCATTTTCAGTCGCAGAGATACACCCGCACCCATAGAGCCTGAATACGGTATACCTGTCACAAAAACATTTACAGTACTGCCAGAAGTCAGCCTAAAGTCCTCTGGTAGTTTGTTCAACTTAGCGTCCCACTGCACAGGCTTAGTTGTTGTCTGCCCATTGTAAGCAGCATTCAGTTTGGCTTTATGTGTAAACACACCATCTACTTCTTTGAACGGATGTTTTTGTTTATTAGGGTGAGTGCTATTGTACTCAGGCCAACCGTCTTGCTTCCGATTGTTGTATAGCTCTTTCATAAATTTATTAAGAGCAACAGCAGTATCCTTGTCCATCTTAAAGTTTATGTCGTAAGCCGCACCATCGTCTTTCGCATCGCATGGCACAGATCGATTTTCGCCCTGATCCCACTTATAAGGACGATCAATCTTTGGGTACAACGCTTCCACGTTGTTGAGTAAATAGTCGGGATCTATTATTTGTTTTTCTTCAGACATTATGTTCTCCGTTTTGTCTAATTAAATTCGTCAAAGACAAACCCATCTGTTTCAACGAAAGGCATAGTCACCTTTGGTTTTACGTCAAGCGTAATCGCCTGTAACGTAGACGGATCATTCTCCAACTCCGCAACCCTGCTTGATTCGGCTGTCTTCAACACCCTGATGGGCCTGAATCTCAGCCTTGGCACATAACTTTCCTCAAATACGATTCGAGTTACTACCGTCGTAGCTTGCGTGTCATGCTTCGCTAAGTGTTTAGCGTAGTTCTGCATAGACTGCCAGCCCCTTTTCGCGTCACCAAACAATGCCGTTGCCGGTAATTGCAGTTGGTAAACGTCCTGTAAATCATCCTCAAACACAATGGCTATGCGTTGAGAGAACTTACAGGCGCGAGCATTCCCCTGTGCAGACCCTTTTATATTTTGAACGCAGTCAAAACATCGTGCAGATTGTTTATCCGCAACATTTGGGTCTGGAGTTCTTGTATCCGAAGACCAACAAACAGGGGCAGAAGCACTAGAAGAAGTATACTCTCCTTCATAATACATTCGGGATATCCCTGCCGCATTGACAATAATAACGTCAACAAAGTTATTATCAACGACAATCTCACCTTTTTCAGTGATCTTGCGAAATACGCTGTCTCGGATACTAAGTCGATTCAAAAGTCATCATCCTCAAATGATTCCAATATCTCTTCTACAGGCGCAGAGCTAATCGGTTGCTCTTTCTTTTCGGTCTGGTCACCGAGTAGTGCCTGTACAACAGCGTCTAGTTTGAAACGATAAGTCTTCCCTATCTTGATGTAGGTATGTTTAGGTATTGCCCCCTGCCGTACCCAAGCCCTAGCTGTACTTACGCTTACTGTAAAATGTTTTGCAACATCCTCTATTGAAACAAACTCATTGGTATCAGTCATTTAGATTTCCTAACTGTAACAGCAAACTCGCTATCAGAATTTAGACCTTTTGGCACAGCTTCAGGATTTTCTTCCAAGAATTGTTTAATAACGCCTTGGCTTAAACGCTTCTCAAAGAACTCTGGAACCTCATGCTCAAGCACAAACTTGTGCATCTCCTCCCAATCACTAGTCCAGTAACGAGTTTTAACGGTTTTATAAAACGTACCAGCTTCCGTCTTCACGCTTTTAAGGTCGTTTTCTTTCAGATAGTCGAGCAATTCAGTCTTAATCAACTCTTGTTGGTCTTTTAAGATAGTATCCTCT